CTGCTCGTGTTCCTCTGGCGCTGCCTCATGCTCGGCTGCTACAGTTCCGCTACCGCCGCGCTCTGGTGCGCTGCCTGCGCTTTCGGTATCCCCACCAAAGCCAAACACATCGCGGTCGTGCCAGATTGATCCCTCAACCTTGCCGCCCTTCTTGTAGGCCGTGCGACCACCAGATTTAAACCCGTATTTTTTAATGCGATCTTGCCCCTGCTCGATGCTTTCAAGCATGCGTTCGTTGATGGGCTGGATACCCTGACGCATTTCAGTGTTGCCACGGATTGATGCGCGGCCCAACGGGTTTGGCGACATTGAGTGAACAAGAAGCGGTTCTCCCTTATTAGGTCCGCTTTTGTTGACATATTTGGGGTTCATCAACTGATCTTGCATAAAATCAGGCAGTACATCGTGCCGGGGCATAAACGGAACGGTGCCGACATATTCACCTTTTGTTGGGGTGTTATATGTTGAATGAATAAACGAAAGATCATTCGGATCATGCTTTTCAGCACTTAAACGAACAATATTGCCGCCCGTCATGTTGTTTGACGTGTGCAAAAGCTCAGGATCAGTGATCGCAGCGCGGGTATTACCGACTGATGGGAAGCCGTAATTTAAAAGATCGGCTCGATCTAAGAGCTTAATCATCCCAGACCGTTCTTGGCCCGACATCTTTTGAAAAGCAAAATTACGGGCTGCCCAAGGGTCTTCAAGCCCCGGCCATTCCTGCATGTCGGCAAGCCGCTTTTGACGGGTTTTTTCCTTATGTGCAGGTTTCCCCGGTGTGCTGTTATATACGTGTTGACCAGAACGGATAAGGTTGTCAAATTCACGCATTGCATCTTTATCAATTTGCGATGCAGCAATGTGCGACATCATCGCATCGGTCATATTCTTCGACGAATCAATTGCGCCCGTACCCATAGGCGCGAACGAACCGTAGGCCTCTTGGCCCTTGTCGTTTATTCGCTTGATGTTGTTGAGCAATGCCTTTTGCGCGTTCTTATCGTTCGCCCAAACTGCATTTTTATTGGGTTCACGTTGGTACTTCGTACCTGCATGCAGATCGATGGGCCAAGCAAGCTTAACGCCATTGATATGCGTCAAGCGGCCAAGGTTCGACCGATCACCACCAAGCGTAAACAAGACGCCGCCCTTACCGATGCGGTAAAAATCGTGCCAACTCATGGGGTTTACAAGCTTAGGAACAGCCCCCGGAATGTCATGAATTTGCGTCGTTACCTGAGACGGCAAGATCGGATGCTTTTTAAAGCCAGAATACGAAAGATCATTCACGCCGTAGTTTTCGGCAATCTTTTTAGCGGCTTCAAAATGCTCTGGGTTGCGCGGGTCAAGAATACGCGACATGTATTCGCGGAAACGCGGGTCATCTTCAAGCGACGGACCTTGGTTATGACCAATAACGCCTTCGACATCGCCGCCGCCTGATTTAACAATAACGTGATGGTACACGGGATGTTCGCGCCCACGGACTAGGATGCTACCAGCTTGTGGTCCAAACTCTACATTTCCACGGGTTGTCGGGCGAAGGCGTGGTTCAGACGGCGAATCTTCATAACGAGCAAGGTCTACGCCTTTTGGAAAGTGCGCGTTCAATGCGTAATGATGTTGGCCGCGATGCTCAACCGACACAATCGTATTGGTATTTTCATGTCCTTCTGGGGCATCCTTCCACTTCCAACCTGCTTTTTGCTTAAACAAGTTGGTCCTTGCAATCGCGCTGCCGCGTCCAGATGTGCCTGTTTCATCAACAGCATCACGCGATGCAGTAAAAAATGGTTTGCCACCTTCCGCAACGCCAATTGATGCGGCAGCGGACTTATGCCCCGTCATGTCGGTCTTGTCTGGCATTGACAGGTATTGCCCACCCTTTACAGGTGCATCCGCAGGAAACATGCGCTGTGGCTTGGGAAACACTGACATAGGGTTAGGGATTTCCCCACCAGTCCCCCTATGAAGGCTGCGGATCACCTTTACCGACTGTGCCAGCTTGCGGAGCGCGTCATCCATTGGCCTTGTTCCTTGTAATCGATGGGATTACATCACCAAGCAATTGGTGGACCGCTGGGTCGCTCTCAGGGTGAACGGCAATGTTCTGCGCCAGATCAATCATCTGGATGCGTTCCTTCGCCACAATGTCTTCCTGCTTCAACTTGGCCGTCACGTCATCGTTCTTGGCCTTCTGGGCCAGTTCCGCAGCCTTGATCTTCAACTCATCAACTTTTGCATCAGCCAGCTTTTCCTTGATGATCAGGTCAATGCCATCGACATGCTTCTCGTGATCGGACTTCTCAGGGACCACGCCGCCAGCGCCAAACGTCTTGTGCGCCTCAAGGCTTGCCTTGTTGTTGTCCATGTGCAGCTTGGCACCGTCGAGCGCGATCTTGCCCTTTGCCAACATAAGCCGCGTATCGCTGTCCTGCTTCTTGATCTGCAAGTCAGCCATCTTGGCTTGTACTTCAGGGTTCTGCTGTTGGCCCATCGATTCGGGCGGCACCATGAACTGTTCAGGGTTAGACCAGCCGATGCCCTGTAATGCCATGCGGTCAACCGCAATCGGGTCGTACATGGCGGGGTTTGCCTGCTGCAATTGCTTCAACGCCATCACCTTCATCAGGCGCTGGGTTTGGCTGGCAGTATTTGGGTCAGCTTGCGGCACGAGATCCACCTGATTGATGGCGCGGATAAACGTCTCCTCGTCCCACTTACGGGCTGGGCGCTTGTTCTTCTGCCAGAACGACTCAGGGTTCTCGCGGAAGCACTTGACCAGAAGCTCAAATTCTTCCGACTGGGCATTGTGCATGCGCTTGTGAACAGACGACAGAACCTTGGTGGCCTGATCAATCAGCGCAATGGTCGTGCCAACTGGGGCGTCCTGCTTGCCTTCGCCGACAGCCTGTTCCGCCGTACCACCGACGCGCATGCCCGTTTGAGCCATGTTGTCGGTAAGCTGCATCAGCCCCGGACCGACATCTTTATACGGCAACGGCATCACGGCGTCTTGGATCGGAGCGCCACCCGTCTTGATCAGTGCGCCACCGCCGGGAGGGATGCGGAAGATGTTGGTGTTTTGCCGAGCGCCAGCATCAGAATACAGGAAGCCGGGGAAGTTGGCGTACATGCCAGCATCGAGCATTTCACGCCATGCTGCCGTCAGTGCATTGGTTGTGTTGCCTAAGATGTGCAGGAGACCAAGGTCATAAAAGCCCATCCCCGGTACAAATGTATACTTGACGAACGATTGCCGTGGTTCAGGAAGCTCCTTAGTGTCTTCATCGTAGTTCCTGACAATAGATAAAATTTCATGCGACGATGCGTCGATGGTTACTCGGTACGGGATTTCGAGGCCAGTTTCTTTGCCCGAACGGCGATGCTCGAAGCCCTTGATCTCCAACTCGCAATAGCACTCAAAGATTTCGCGGTCGCGATCTTCAGGGTTGTCTGTGCCGTTCTCGCTGATGCCTTGCTGGTTCTTCTTTTCGCGTTGTGCGGCGTCGAGCTTGATCTGTTTTGCCTGCGACAGGTCCACATCGCGGTACACGCCAAGGATTTGCATCCGTTTGACGGTCGAGGGCTTCATATAGATGCGGTGCGTGATCCGCGTGGCGTTCGTCAGGTCGGTAGCGGAGTTGTTGACGATTAGGTCGTCGGCGTCGATGCTTTCGCTGACTGGACGATTGCGAAGGGGACAAAAATAAATTTTCTTGAACGCCGTCCCGCCAAAGCCCAACATGAGGAGCATTCGGTCGGTATCAGGGTAATACTCTCTGGCAGTGGACGTAAGGTAGTGATTGAGGTCGTTTTCGAGGTCGTTGGCCAACTCATCGGTGGCATCGGTGGCATTGTTGTTGTCCTCGCGAATTTTTACGGGACCGTCCGTAGGCAATAGCTCTGACCGTGCGTTGGCTTGGAAGCGAAGCACCGCTTCAAGCAGGAGTGGGTGGCGTACACGCGACATGCCTTCAACTGGCGCACCGTCTGCTGCACCTGCAAGGCCGGGGATTTCGACTTTAAGCCCCAGAAGCTTAATGCCCTGAGCGCGATCTTCAATCCACTCTTGACGCGACTTAAGATCACTTTCAATGCCCTTGATCAGTTCTTCCGAGATGCGGCCCAGCTCGTCCGTCGAAATGTCCTCAACGAGGTTATCGAACCATCCTTCACGAGGTTCCTTCTCAGCCTTCTCTAACGGTTCACCGTCAAGCGAAAATTCGATGGACCCATCAGGAAGCTGGATGGACATGATGTTGCCATGCTCGTCCACCTCGGTGGTGGGCGCGTCTTCCTGAATCTCGATCTCAAAGTCTTCCATGATGGTCCTTATGCCGCAACGGCGACGGGTGTGCCGCCTTCAGGCGAATTAGGCAGGCGGGTCGGCGGGATCACCGCAGGCTTGCAACCTTGCAACCCATGCTTGTCGGCGTATGCTTGGGCCGCTTCGGCGCTAGAGAACTTCACGACATCCTCAATGTTGCGACCCCAACGGTGGCTGTACATCCATTTGCCCTTGATCACGCGGTTTGGCGCAATCCAAACGTCCTTGTGTACTTTTAGCCCGTAAGCGACCATGTCAAGCCCCATAGAGTGGTTCAGGTTGCCGCCCAAGGTGCTGGCGGCTGTCCTCGTAATCCTGCGATACCTCGTCTGTCCTGAGAATGAACCCAGAACGGCGCAGGTAGCGCATAGCCATCGAAACTGTATCTACCAAATCGTCGTGCTTGGCTTTCGGGAAGCGCATGCACTGGCTGATCACCTCGTCTGCCCACGCCTTGTCGGGGCAGTAGACCAACCCTTCCTCGAACAGATGCTGCACCGAGTACAGACGGGCCATCTTGTCAATCGAGCCGGGGTCTTCGAGTTGGACGCCAAAGTTCTTACCTGAATACATCCTTCGCAGCTCTCTGGCAACTGGCATGCCCACAGATTTGTTTTCGATCAGCAGGCGGCTGACCTTCCAGCGGGTGCAGGTGTCGGCGACTTTGTCAATTAGTTCTGGCATTTCAAGGTGTTCTTGCCATGCGTACATCAGCATGATGCGCGGCGGAACCTCCTTTTCGTCGTAAGTGCGGACGATGTGGTAGCCATCTTTCCCTAGCATTCGGGTGGCGTGGGTCTTTGGGTCGTCGGTCCAAATACCCCAGACCGTCATGGCCGAAGGGTCGTTCTCGGTCTTCTCGGTGTAGGCGGTGTCCAGTGACGCGATGATGTAATCGAACGGCGGGAACTTCGGGTCTTCCCAAAGCTGCCAGTGCTTGCGCTTGATGATACCGCCGTCTTCGGGGGTCGGTAGCTGCTGGAACTGGCCCGACGCCGCGTAGGTTCCCATGATCTTCTTGTCGCGCTCGACAACGTGCTTTGGAAACCGAGCGGGGAACATCAGTTCGCCCTTGGCGGTGCGCGGGTCTTCCCACCCTAGCATGGTCGGTGCCGCTCGGTCGGGATCGTACTCCATCGGGATCATGATGTGGTCGTAGCCAAGCTGCTTCTCGATGATGACACCTGACACGTCTTCCTCGTGCAGGCGCTGCATGATCACCACGATGGCTGATCGGTCGGGGTTGTTCAATCGGGTCGGCACAGCTTGCTCAAACGTCTCAATGGTCGTGGCCCGTTTCTGCTCGGACGATGCAGACGACACAGAGTGCGGGTCGTCGATGATCACCCTGTCGCCACGAGCGCCTGTCATGCCCTCAAAGGCGACCGCCTGCCTGAATCCCGTAGCGGTGGTCTCGTACTTGATCTTCTCGTTCTGGTCGCCCGTCAGGGTGACACGGTCACCCCAGCGGGTCTGATACCATTCAGATGCGACAAGACGCCGCATCTTCACCGAATCGCGGACGGCGAGGGGCATTGCATGCGAGGCGCAGACGTAGCGCAGGTAGGGCATGTTGCGCGGCCCCCATTCCCACGACGGCCACAGCACGTTGCAGAGCAGGGACTTCATCGCTCCGGGCGGCACGTTGATCAGCAGGCGGTTATAGTACCGTTCGTCGTCGATCATCATCTCGTCGGTGATCGCTTCGAGGTGCGCGGCAATGGCTTCGATGTGCCAGTTGTGCAGATATTCCTGCCCGGGCTCGATGACGTGCCAAGCTTGCTTGATGTACTCGACGAACGAAAGTTCGCACATA